TTGTGTGTTGCCCGGAAGCCAATATTGTAAATCAGCAGTCGTTAAATTATATACCTTAACATCAACGCCTTTACGTAATGTTTGTATAGATGGAACATCTTGTTCTAAATAGTCTCCAGTGTCTTCATTTAATTTTGATAATGTAAATTTGTCATTCTTTTTATGTAGTACATAAGATACTGTTCTGTTCCAATTGTTATATCCAAATGGAATAGTTAAGTCGGCATCTGCTACTTCTACTTTGTATTGTTTATTTGTTAAGGCACCTGCTAGTTCTCCAGACTGCCTATAAACAGTTTCAAGTTTATCATATCTTCTATAAAGATTATATCCTTGTCCTGATTTATTAAATGTAATTTTTGGATTCTCAGAATTTTGTAATGTGTTTTTATATTCTGTTGTTAAAATAAAATTTTCAAATTCATACTCAGCACCTTTTGGAGAATCTTTGTAACTTAGTTTTAGTCCTAGTTCAGGATCAATTACTCCGTTACCTTCTTTGTATCCAAATATTTTTCCACCTGTAAAGTTTGTGCCAACTATATCTTCAAAAGCAACACCTTCGTCTGTAAAGAATTTATAAAGAGGATATTGATTTACTTTTACTTTTTGTTGTGCTAATACAAATTCATTATTAATATACCAAACATCACTGTGTTGCCAATTAAGTTTATTTGGATTTAATATACTCTTAATTGTTAGTGAATAATTGTTTGCCATAGTAAGTACTTCTGTTGGTGTTGTACTTGTTGATTTGTAAACTTTATTTTGTGTGCTATCGATGTAAACGTATGTAGAGCCTACTGGTAATATACTTAAATCGTCGCCACTCATTACACCAAAGTCTATTGCTCCAATGTACGTTGGATCGTCTTCGTAATCGTGATGCCTTGAATTGTTGTGTAGGTTAATTCCTGCATTGTATTCAATGATAGGTCTTTTTGCTCTTCTTTTATCTGCTAGTATATTATCAAAATTATAGTTAGGTAATAGAGTCATTAGTTTTCTAACTGTACTAATATTCACCCAATGGTTTGCTCTACTCCATGCAGTTTGAAATATATCACTTTTATCAATTACTATATAATCTAGTATTGGTTCCACTGGTAATCCAAAGTCATATGCAAGTTTTCCATTTTCGTCAAACTTAACTATGCCTTTTAATTTTTCAATATTAGCTGCAGATGCATTTGCATTTATTGACAACTGCCAGTACTTGCCTGTTCCATTCCATGTTGCATCAATGATTTGTTTTATTCCTAATAATCCGTTTGGATCTTTTTCTACTATATAGATATTTTCTTTTTGATCTGCACTATTATAAAACCAATCATCTGAATCAAATCTAATTAATACACCTTCAACAAGTTGTGTAGGATTTGATTTAAGATCTGTAAAATGAAATCCATCAAAAATTGGTAGCTGATTAGCGTCATTGTTATAATCGCTTATTAGTGTTAAAAAGTTTCTTGAACCTGCTTGCCAGTACTTGTTGGTTTGGTTTGGTATAACACGATGAACTTTACTACTATCCCATATACCGTCATTGTTTTGTGTATGAGGTACAACACTGTGATAAACTCTTCTGTTGTTCTCATCTCTGAATTCTAATAAATTAACATAAGTTCCTACACCAGTTACAATAAATGTTTTATCTTTAACAGCAACATCCCAACCAGAGCCAGTAAATTTAATAAGCATATGATCTTCTACATCAAATGTATTGTTGTCATCTGTTAATGTATATAATGTATTGTGTTTGGAATCTATTAATGGATTCTTAGTAGCACCTGTGTATACACTTTCATATACAGGTAATTCTTCTGCCCATATATAATTTTTAAAGTTAATTAATTTATCAACATCAACAGGTGGGCTATAAGAAAATATTTCTGAACTGTATGCAGAGTTATAATTGTATGCATCAAAGTTTGCACTTACCGAATGAGCTATATCATCTATTGTAATTTGATTATTAACATCTAATGAGTCACTGTATGCAAGTATGCCTGGCTTTAGCTGAGCTTTAGTTCCAAGTGGAATATCAAACTTAGGATTAATATAAGAATCGTTTGGTAATGATACATTTCCATTTCTAGATCCAATATAACCATTAATATTCTCAAGTGGTCCTTTGGAAACCATTTGATCAAGCGTACTATCTAACCAACTTTTGTTTAAGTCAGTTTGAAATACACCCGGTAAAAACTTATTTGTTTTTATATTGTTGACCTTAGGTTGCCCTGCTTTTTTCTTAGCCATTATTAACTTCCTGCTCTAATGTTTTCGTCGGTAATATTTTGAATAATATCAATTTCGTTTACTGTTACATCTGCTATTAACATTTCGTCTGAGTTTGGTGTGTACTCAAATAAGTCACCAAATGTTGATCCTGTACCTTGCGGTACAATAACAAAACTACTTAGTACGCCTGCTAGTTGCTTGTGTACGTATGCTGCCAGTTCAGTAAAGTAAAATGTTTCTCCAAAGTCCCAATCTGATGAACTAAAGAATTCATTAATAGCTGTTACTGTTTTTGATTTTAAATCACTATCAGTAATATTGGCGCCATACAATTTAATAATTCTAAACCTTGCTTTTAGTTCTGGATCAGCGTGTAATCCAAATATTGGTTTATATTTTACAGGCTTGTAGACAATTGTATCACTCATTGCTTTTTTACTAGACACTGTACCAAACTGTTGAGACAGTTCATAGCTAGTAGGTGGCAATGGTTTTGTAGTTACTGTTCCATTCAACCAATTTTTATAACTTGTATCATATGATTTTGTTAATGCAAATACATCAATAACATTTGTAAAACTAGGATCTACTACTTGATTATCTGTAGTAACATGTGTCCATTCAAAGTTTAAATTTGATTTAGATGTTTGGTTTACACCTACTACTTCTTCAAACGCTAATGGATTATCTGGTCTACTATCTGCATTACCATCTATTAATACTAATCTATAATTGTTAGTTGTTGCTTGATCATATCCATAAACAAAAAACTTTCCAGTTTCTACTATACTACTATTAACTGCATCAAACGTATCTATACGATCACGTTTTGCTTTTTTAGTATATGAACTTAAATCATACTCGTTTTGAATATTTCCAAGTCTAATTGAATCACTTGTAAAATTAAATCTAACTGTTCTCAAGTAAATATCAAATACCGAACCTGTGTAGTTAAAATATAAAATCCAACTATCACTGCTCAAGTTAAAGTTTGAAGGATAAGGATCATTAATATTACCAATGTTCTCACTTATCACATCCCAACTTTTATTTTTATAATTATATTTTACACTAAATGATCTTTTAGCTTCTAAATATGTTTTAATAATATCACGTTCTCTAGAAATAAATCTTCTAGATAATGCTGGATAAACTACTTCAATTGTACTTTGTGTTGGCACAATATTATCTAAAATAATTGCACCCTTACCATCTGCTCTTTTACCTGAAGGAGCACCTACATTAGTTTCAATACCCAATCCGTTCATTGAGATACTTACAACTTTTGACCAAACATAATCTCCGTCAACTGTTTTAAATTTAATTAATGCACCAGGAGTTATGTATTTCATATATGTATCTGAAGTATCACCTACACGTTGTATTAGCCCAGAGTTATTTGGATCGGTAATGTATCCAGTTTTTACACCACTAGCAGTTGTACTAGTACTAACCCATGTAAATGAATTAGCAGTATAATTTGTTTCTGTTCTTAAACCTTCAAATGTATTTTTATATTTTGTATAGTATAGGTTAACAAATTCATCATTGTCGATAATATTTTTTACATACTTTTCAAATATCTGTGTAGCTGAATCTGTACTTGCACTTGAGAAGGATACTAACTTTTCACTTTGAGATAGTACTGCGTCACTTCCACGTAAATGTAAATCTGAATATACTCCTGTTGGATCTGTAAATTTTGAATATCTGCTATGTCCACTAAATGTTCTATTAACACTTTTAATTTTAACAAGTCCACCATTTGAACCAGCAAGCATAGAGTTATAATCACTTGCAGTAATCATTCTATCTTGTGTGGCATAATTTCTAGGAGCATTTTCTCTGATGCTGTCTAGTGTTTCATTTGAACTTGCATTTGATACTGGCTGTTTCAATTGTAATGTAAGTAAAGCAGTATATGTGTTTCCATCTAGTCCTGTATAATTGACGCTAATTTTTTTGTTTGTTAAGTCATCTGGTCTTAAAACATATGTACTGTTAGCACTAGTTCTGTACCAAACTCTTATTGTATCTTTTGGAATGTTACCAAATGCTCTGTCTGGAAATACAATAGAAATTTTATTGTCTGATCGAGTTTTTACACTGAACACATCTCTAACACCGTTTGCTAGATTATTGTAAATTACGTTGTTGTTTACATCTGAAACTTTTGTCCAGCTCTTAACAATGTTTCCAGTTTCATTAATATTTTGTACCCACACGTCGGTTTGGTTAACATCAGATGCAACTACATCTAAAACATTATTATCAATTGGATTGCTTATAACAAAATCTTGATATGCTAAAGAACCTTGCTTAACACCTAAAAAGAATCCTGTGTTGTTGCTGTTAATTCCCTTACCATCATTTTTAAAATACATTCCAAAAGAACTGATTGGGTCTGGAGTCTTTTCAGTAAAGCTTCTACTTACTTCATCATACTCACTGTTAATAATATTAAATGTTGTTGAAGCGCCTAGTACTGTTCCATCAACATCGTACTTAATTTGATTTGGTGTGTTGTTAAAATTATAAAAATCTGTTGAAATACTATTAATGATTGCACTCTTAACTGGGCTACCATATTGATTACTGTTTTGTAATGCTGAGTTAATTACTGCAATAAAGTCATCTAAGTTACTTGCATTGTTTGTAATTTCATATCTAATTTCAACTCCACCTAAACTTGTTCCTGCACTACCAATAACAGATTCGTTAGTTTTTACTGAAACAATTTTCATCTCACCATACGCTGGCACATTACGTCTTGGTTGATATCCTAAAAACTCTGCCAGCTTATATACTGACTCTTGTTTTTTAGCTGTAGTTAAGAAATTGTTTCTTGCATTTAAATCTACTCTGTATGCTAAGTTATGTCCAAATTGTGCAACTACATCTAGTAGTGATACAAATTCTGCTGATTCTACCCAGTCATTATAATTTTCTGGGTATGTGTTGCGTACATAATCAACCATCGCAGTTCTAATAGTATCATAGTCAAATGCTTGAAAGTTTGCATTAACATATGATTCATATATGACTGTATAGTCTTCTGCCGCAAATAGTCTTGTTTGTCTAGTTTTCTGTGCCATGATTAAAACTCTGCGTCCTGTTGAAATTCTTTATCGAATTTGATCTGCAAATCTATTGCAGTTGTTGTTGGTACATATGTTAGCTTTACATTAATAGTAACATAGTGAGCATCTTGGTTAATGATAACATTAGTATCATTTACTGTAAATCGTGGATCGTAGTTTACTACATTAAAGACTTCCTCTTTAATTGCATCTGTGGTTATGTCATCTAATGGTTGAAACACATACAAAGGTAAGTCACAACCAAATGTAGGGTCAGTCCACTTTTCACCTTTACGAATGTGGAAATGGTTTAGCAAGTCACGTTTGGCTAATTCAAGCCCAGACAGATTACTGCTAGTATATGGTTGTTCTATTGTTGTATATCCAATTATATCGCTCATACAACTATTTATGCAAATAATTAAGTAAGTAGATTATGATTGTACAATTAGCTTATCTTCTGGCCATTGAACATAGTCTTGCCAAGCAATATCTGGAATTTTTAAGTTATGATGCTTATTTGAATAGTTAATTTGGTGCCAAGTAGGTATGATTGGCTTTTTATTTGGAAGAGGTGTTAGGTTATTACTCTTTTTAACATTGCAAGGACCACATGCACTTACACTATTTTCCCAAGTTAGTCTACCACCTGCTGACTTTGGAACCACATGATCCAACGTAAGTTCGTTATATGTAAAACGATTACCACAATATTGACATTTATAATCATCTCTGATATAAACGTTTCTTCTAGTAAATTTTGCTTTGGTTGGCTGTCTGTGATATGTGTTTAGCATAACAATACTAGGACATGGTATTGAGAATGATGGCGACCGAAGTAACACTCCATCGTAGTTCTTAATTACATGTACCTTTTGAGCAAACATTGCCTTTACTGCATTCTGCCAACTTATCGTACTTAATGGAAGTATAGATAATGGCGAGCCGTCTGCATTGAGTAAGAGTACACTGTTATTCAAAGTTTTTATTCCTTGTATTTGTATTTAAATTATTTTATGTAGGATTAACTTAGCTGTTTTGCTAATACTCTTTTTCTACTCTCAAGCATGTTTGGCAGGAATCTTTTTGTTTCTGCATAGTAAACATATTCGGCTTGTTCACTTTGTAATGTATCAAGTAACCCTGCACTATATTCTTTATACAACACTTGTAGACCTTGTTCTTTAATTAATGATCTATCTTTGTTATTTCCATAATCACCTAGCATCAATATCATTGAGTCTGCTTGTCTTGCTAATCTGTTTGTTCCACTAAGTGTCATAGCAGTTGCTATATAATTCCATTCTCTGTTTTCAATGTAATCTTTTAAATAGAATTTTCTAATATCAGATCCCACTTCAATAAATGTATTAGTTTGCAAATACAAACTTAGCATTGCATCATATTGTGATTGTGATAACGTGTCTAGTATAAATGTATTTTTAAATTTTCTTTCTTTGTCTTTAAATTCTTCTATCCATAAATTATAAGCATCAGATTCAATTAGTCCATTGCTGTTTAAATTTTCACTATCGCTATTAGCATAACCTATAACTAATTGTTTGTCAACGACTTTTCTATATCCTGTCCAGCCTAAGTTTCTAATTTTTAAATTTATTAATGACGGGCTTGCTTCAAGTTCAGACAACGGTTTCGATGTGTTGACTATTGTAGAATCTAACACTGTAAATAATGTGT